TACACTTGACCGCCCAAAAACGGAGCGGTCTTTTTTGTTCTAGAAGGGGCAAAAAAGGGGCAAAAGGTTAAAACTTTTATATTTTTATAGTAAAAATTATATGTAGTTTATTTCTTATTTATGCTTATTTAATAAGATTTCTTTCTATTATATACTTATGAAATGTTGTTAGCTCTTAAAGAAGCAGTTAAATAATGATTTTATAAAAAGCCTGTCATATCAAGCATTTCAGCTTGTGTGACAGGCTTTTTTTGTGTATAGGGGGCAAATAAGGGGCAAACTATAAAGAATCGAGCAAATCCAGGATATTATCATCCATCTTCTTAGTAACGTGTGTATAGATTTTATTAGTCGTTCGAGAATCAGAGTGACCGACTCTTGCCATGATTGCTTTTAGAGGCACATTGTTTTCTGCTAGTCTACTAACAAGAGTATGCCTGAAAATATGCGAGGTAAGATGTTTATCTATTGGATTTTTTAAACGTTTATTTGCTTTCTGTATTGCTAAGTTGAAAGAATTATTTTGGATTGGTATACCGTTTTTGGTAACAAAGATAAATCCAAGATCATTGAATGTTTTTCGAGTATTTTTAGAAAGTTCATTTATTGAGATAAACTCTTTTAAAATTTCAATCTCTCTCTTTGATAAGGAGACTGTTCTAAAACTTGCAGCTGTTTTAGTAGTTGTTTTGTGACCTTTTGAATACCCTACTGTTTTATCCAGAGTGCCATGGATTTTTACTGTCTTGTTATCAAAATCAATATTTTCTCGTTTAATAGCAATAGCCTCACCAATTCGACAACCATTGTATGACATAAATTCTGCAAGCAATCCTAGTCTGTATGTGTTCTTTGTCCTATATAATTCTTCTAATAAAATTTTTAGTTCATCCTCTTCCAAAAATTTCTTTTCTGTCTTTTCTAATTCTTCGATTGTTTTTATTTGTTTTGGAAGTTTTGCTCGTCTTGCAGGGTTATCTTTAATGTATTCGAGATTAACTGCATAATCAAACGATAGATTTAAAATCATTTTATAGCGTTCTAGTTTTGAACGAGAAATATCTAAATCATTCAAAAAACGCTGGATGTATTTAGTATCTATGTTTTTAACTTTAATTCCTGTATCGAATGCTTCTTTAAAATCATTTACGCTGCTAGTAAGAGAGCTGATAGAACTACCTTTGATTTCTTTCTGGTAAAATTTCCACCATTCATCTAAAATGTGTTGATAAGTCACATCTGTTGATTGTAAATTTTGTAAAGTTTCTTCTATGCGTTCATCCAGTAATTTCTGAGCTTCCTTCTTCGCTCGTGATGTACCAGAGCTAAGAGTAACAGAAACTCTTTTCCATTTTTCGGTATATGGGTCTTTATATCGCTCGAAAAATTTATATTTTCCGTTGGAAAGTTCTTCCATCCACATTGATTTTTCCCCTTTATTTTGTTAAAATGGGTACAGAAAAGAGGGCTTTTTAATGCCATTCTTTCTATACACAGTACATCCTCACACTTTTGCTTGCAGGCGGTGTGGGGATTTTTGTTGCTTTTTGTTACTGTTAGTTGTACAATAGTGATGAAAGGTGGTGCAAAAATATGTTTTCTTTTTTTACTCACATCAAACAAGAACAACAAAAGATGGAGCAATCTAAAAAAGAAATGGAATTGCGCCACAAGAATTTCGCTGATAGAGTCCGCATGGATATCCAATCAGGTGAGGAAGAACTTGCTTTAAAAAGAGAATTCTTCAATCAGCATTATGGACACCTATTTCGTCCTCGAAATAAATAGCAATAGGTCTTACAAGGTGATCATCTTTGTTTACCATTTCAAAAGAACCAAGCATGATATTCAGAATTGTTGTAGGGGCGTACCTCAACATCAAACCACTATCTTCCATATGTGAGAATTCGCTAGGTATTTGTTCGTCAAAAGTCGATGAGCAGATACCTAGCATTTTTATTTTTCTCTTTCCAAGTTGCATAAAACTAAGTTGAACGCTTTGAACTCGAAGAAATTCAAGCGGAAGAATGCTGAATGTATTGTTGATTTTGATTAGATTTGTTTCAGGTAATAGCTTTGTTAAGTAAGAAGACATGTGCTTCATCATTTCAAAGTTGTTCCAACCGTTGCTAGAAAGTTCTTCTTTGATTTGTTTAGTCTTAGGTAGGTGTTTGTCTTTGCCCTTTATTTTTTTCAATTCTGATTGTAGCGATTTAAATTCATCGTATCCAGGAAGAAAAGATCCTATTTCTTCTAAATCGCTTGTATTTGCTAATTGTTCAAAATTAAACACCGTCAACTCTCCAGATACAGAAATTAAGTCACCATCTTGGTAATTGCTATGTTTTATAAGATCTTTCGCCTCAAGACCAGTGATCAGCAAATCTAATGAATAATCGTCAAGAGCGGTTTCTACTAGATTTTTATTTGACTTAGAAAATACAAAGTTGTAACTATCAACATTAGTATTAGAATAGCTTCCTGTTGCTTTTAATGGAGCAGAGAGGCCAAGCTCACTAGATGAGGTTATTTGCTCGGCACTTCCTTCAGTTCTAGCATCGCTTTCTTCATCTTCGTTCACTAACTTAGTTATGAGACCTGAGTGCTGCTGCGCTAAAAATGAATTGACAAGCTTAGTATCTAAATAAATAATTTCTTTCATTGATTTTACCTTATATAATTCTTTCGAATACCATAGTGGCTTGAATTCGATCGCCACCACCAAGGCCTTTACTTCCACCATTAGCAGTAGTAATAGTGTGTAGTCGATATCCTTTAGCTACTTGTTTATTAATTACATCTTCCAGTTCTGTCAAATCCCCTGATCCAGTACCAAAGAATTTTTCTTTCAAAGTAACTTGAAGGACGACGTAGTGCAATCCATTCGTTCCTGAAGCTGTAGAAAATGACGATTCTTGTTTAACGTTGTTTAAAAATCCCATAAGATTTTACTCCTTTTTTTAAAATATTTAACTACCAGTTAATTTATAAAACTCTTCCTGGATCATATCCTCGCCCCATGTTGTTGAAATTTTATGTCTTTCAGCGAATTGGAGCCAGTTGAAGTCTGATACTTCATACTGTGTGAGTTCTTCAGAGATGAGATGTCGAATCATGAAGCGGTCTGCTTCATTTTCATATTTGTATAGCAGCCGTTTGTAATGCGCTGGATTGTGGTTTATGTGCCCTAATTCGTGCAGGATGACCTCTTCTCGCTCTTCTAGGGATAAATCCCTATTAACGTAAATGATGCGCTCATCGGGGAAATAGAAGCCCCTACGCTCCCACATGGTTTCAGGGAAGAGATAGAGTGTGACCTGGTATTCATCCAGCAACTCATTCACTTTCAATTTCAGACACCCCCAGAGAGAGTTTAATGATCTGCGCGATTTTGTCTACATCCTCATCTGATAGTGGTTTCCCATCGAATAGAACCACACGTTCACGAAGATTTGACAAGTCAACAGTACGACCGTCAGCAGTAGTGACAAGGTCGCTTGAAATAGCAGGATTATCAGTACGACCTAGAAGATAGTCTAAAGAAACATTGAAAAAGTCAGCAATCTCTTGCATTCTTTCAGCGCTAGCTTTTTGCCTTTTCAATGAATAAAGTGTATTTCTACTATATCCTAGCTTTTCTTCCAAGGCATTTAAAGAAAGACCTTGCTTTTTTGCTAGTTCTTTTATTCTCTCAAATGCTGTAGTCATTGATTTAATAACCTTTCTAAGCATTACGAAAAAATATTTTAAA